CTTTACAAACATACGCTTATAGAGTTGCTTATAGTTTCTTAGAAATGAGTAAATCCATGACAGTAATGGTATTATTTTCATTTGTTGTTATTTTTTTAACTATTCTTTATTCAAAATTAAACAAGGATTTATGAAAAAATTACAAAAACATAAACATTTAATCTCAGCTTATATTGTAAGTTTTTTTGCAATTGCTTTTACATTATTGCCAATAACTTGGTTATTTATGTTATCTATAAAATCAAAAGGCGAAACTTTTACAAAGCCACCACAATGGTTTTTTGATCCAACAGCTAATAATTATGATAGTATAGCTACCATAAATACTGGTTGTCTATACGATGTGGTAGGGTGTAGTGATGAACAGGCTTGTTCTTGTGATAATCCATTTTGTTTTGCTGTTTCTTTCCACCATTGTACTATTTCCATATCATCAGATACAGAAACATCTACATTTTCTGGAAGCTCTGGAAGATTAACTTTATATTCTTCTGGAGTTTTATTTAGTTTTTCTTGTTCAATATCTGTTCTGATTTGTTTAGATAAATCTTCAGTTCTTGATCCAAGTTTTTTTTCAAGAGCATTATAACTAGAAGCTAAGTTTTCTAAATTAACTTCTTTTCTATCAGCGTCCCAAAATTTATCTTGTACAAATTCTGGTTTAGTCACAGCAGTTTGCTCTTGCGAATCTGTGGTGACTGGTGCATTTGTAGCATTATCATCTACCATCTTGTTCTCCTTTTTTTATTCTTGTTTGTATTATACCTGCAAGAAATCTCATTCCTTCTAAATGAAATAACTGGTTGCTATCAATGTTAGGACCAGCAACTGCTTCGGTAGTTATTGATTTGATATAGTCCAAGATGAGTTTACCATCATCTCCTTTGAATACTGTAGCAAAAGATTTGTTAAGATTAGACTCCTCACTTGGAGTTCTAATATAACCATCTATTGATTTTGTTTGTATTGGTTTTTTATCTTTTAAATTGTCCCATGCCATTATTGAGGTACTTCTCCTTCACTTGCGGAAGATTGAAGTTGGCTTATCTGTTGTACTATCTGTTGTTGTTCTTGTTCATCTCTAATTAATTTTTCTGGAAGATTCATTTTTTCTGCTAAATATTTTGCTGTTTCATTTTGATTTACAATTACATTTATCATTTGTGGTCCAAATGTACCAGCTATAATTTCATTAAATCTATTAACATCTGATATATCTTGCATATGTTGAGCTTTAGCTAATGGAGATCTTGCAGCTACTTTAACTTCTCTACCATTAACTTTGGGTAATTCTATTCTACCTTGTTTAGATAATAATCTAATTATTCTTTTTAATAATGGGTGGATAAGTTCAGATTGTAGTCTACCAAAAGAGGAACCTATTTGTCTAGATAGATCTGCCATTCTTTCAGAAACTTCTGTTGCTGTCATTGGTGTTCCTTCTGGTCTACCAAGAGTTTCCATGTATAAAGCTTTTTTAATATTCTGCCTCATATCTTGTAATACTAATTGTGCTACATCAAAATTAGATGCTGCAGGAATAGGATTCAAACCTCTTGATCCCGGAGCTACAGGTATTAAAGATCCAGGCACTAAAGAAATATTATCTGGATTAATTACTCCATCATCTTCATAAGTATATACTCCAGATACAGACATCTGTGCATTTTGTAATATTAATTCAATTGTTAAATTACAAGTTTTAATAGCACCCATTGCATTAAATATTGGTCCTCTACCATAAACTTCACCAGATGCTTTATTCCATCTAAAAACTAAATATGGATTAGATCCTTCACCTTTATAAATTTCTTCAAAGATAATTGATTTAGTATCTTCCATAACAACGCAGTATTTATATTTTTCTACATTGTCTTCATAGACTCTGTAAACAACTTCAATTATTGTACAATCTTTTTTCATTCTTAATGGATCAAAGTTTTCTGGCATTACAGCTTTAGGATAAACAACAGATATGTGTTCTGGTTTCAAAACTCTTGTTCTATAGACTGTATCTATTCTACCATCTGGTCCATTCATTAAACAAATCTTTGGTAATGGTACTGCTGTAAATTTTATAGGATTAACTGCATCACCTTCTTCTACAAGCATACACCCAGTACCTACAGCTAGATCCATAAAACATTCATGTATCTCTTGATTGAAGTTTGAGTTCTGTAATACTTCAAATACATAATCTGTTATTGCATCTAATGATTTATTTATTTCTGGTTTTTGTTCTTGTGGTATTTCAACACCTGCTTGGAAGTCTGCCCATCTAGCAAATGTAGGAACAATACCTGCTTGTAATCTAGATGCAAATTCTTGTACACCTACTACTGCTGTTTCATCAAATATCTTATCAGTTCTTTTTTGTCCTGGCGATTCTTCATAAAAAGATTCTCTATTAGGTAAGCAATACTCATATGCTTCTTCAAACTTTTCTCTCCAATGATCTTTAACAGATACAGCTTCTTGATATTTTTTTAAAATAGCTGTTGCTTTATCTTTTGAATCTTCGTAATGCATTTTTTAATTCTTCTATTTTTGTTTTTATTTTTAATATTATTTTATTTATTATTTTCATTTTCTATACCTTTTTGTTTTTGCTGCAACCCCTTTTGGTTGTTTAACAAATTGTTTACCTTTTTTAAACCCTTTTGCTTTAGCTCTGTTAGTAGCTGCTTTTTCTTTTGCAGAAAGAGCTTTCCAAGCTTTGTCTGGAAGATAACGTCTTTTACCTTCTGACTTCTTACCACTGCTCGTTCTCCACTTCTGTTTGCTCCATTTCGAAAGCTTGTTTGATTTTGACTTAGATCCTCTATAGCCTCCACCTGCTTTCTTATAAATCTTAACAGCAAGTTGCATAGCTCTTGCACTGTGTTTTCCTCCCATTCTTGCTTTGGCTTGAGCTTTAGCTCTTGCCCATAAAGCAGGTTTTGTTTTTTTTGCAGTAGCCATTATTTTTTCTTCTTATGTCTATTTGCAAAATTTCTAGCAGATTCTACACTTCTAAAACCCCAAGCTCTTAAAGCTAAAGCTTTTCTTGTAGGTCTGCCTTTAGAGTCTTTCATTGGTCCTTTCATTCCTGCGAACCTTGCAGCAAAGCTAACCTTTCTTCTAAACTTCTTTGTTCCTTTTGGTGGAGTCTTTTTAACTGGAGGTTTAAGATTAGCACCTTCTTTACGTTTAAAGTATGCTCTACCTTTTGCAGTTAATCCACCTTTAGGATTTTTATGTTCTTTTCTCATTAACCAAAAAAGCCTCTACCACCAGCTTTGGCAAATAGAGATCTTGCTCCTATAATTCCTTTTGCTTTTTTTTCTGAATATACTCTAGCAGCATTTTCTGCATCTTTTGCAGCTTTTTCTTCAGCAGCTCTTTCTGCAGCTAATTGTTTTTCTAAAGCATCATTTCTTGGTGGTGGAGATGGTTTTTTAAATATTCCGCCCATTATCTGTCCTCCTCTAAATCATCATCAAAATCAATATCATCTAGATCATCAGATGTAAGAGAACCATATCCTGCTTCCATCTCTGCGATTAAATCATCTTCTTGGTCATGAAGATCTTTCATCTCATCTATTATTTCTTGTATCGATTTTTTCTTTGGTTTTGGCATCTTGATCCCAAAATGACTTATATCCTGCTTTAATCAACGCACAATAAAGTTGATAAGGTGTAAAGATCCACCACTTGTAATAACCAATTAATCTCATAATAAAAGCAACACAAGTAATATCTTTTATACGAAGTAGATGCCATTCGTCTTTGACTGGGCATCTTAATACTTTAAAACCTTTTAGATAAGCTAACATATTTTCTAGCTCTTGTTTTTCTAGAAATGATAATCTTATACCTGCGTGTGTAAATTCTAAATGAACCCAAGCATTATGTTTGCTGTTAAAAGATAAAGCCCCACAATGTTTATAACCTTTTCTTAAGAAGAATAACCAATCTGAATAAGGGTGGTCTTCTGCTTCATAGAAATATACTAGCCATTCCTTTTGAACAGATCCCATACTTTCCTTTTAGTTGGTCTTTTAGTTTTAAATACATCAAAATCTCTATGAGCTATTGTTGGAGTCTTTTTAGTTTTACCTGCAAGAATAGTTCTACCTTCACCAGCTCCCATCATTAAATATTGTAATGCATCATGGACGTGAGAGTATCTATTCTTCAAAGGCTTCTCATCATATCTATCTCCAGATACTTGTAGTCTTCTATAATGATAACCACCATTAAAACCTTTTTTAAGATTTACACATTTTCTGTCTAGCAAGAATCCTGGCTTACCATCTAGTAATCTAGATAGAGCTGCATCTACAGCTTCTATTCTCAATGCTACATCATTAGATGGAGCTGGTAATGCATTAAGTCCTTGTTGCCGCATTATTTGAAATGGAGTTCTTTCATCTGTTTGTGATCTAAAATCTCCAGCAGGATCACCATAGATATGTACTTCATAACCTTTATAGTATTTAGCTATCTCTGATCTTAATAATTCAGAAAATCTAATTACACCCATATCAAAACATACAAGCTCATTTACAATATGCCATCTACCTGTAACTAATCTTTGACCAAAGACTGCAGCAGGAGTTAGTCCAAAGTCTACTCCAATGTAGATAGGTTGTTGTAAAGCTAGTTGTAGATCTTCTTTTGAGTTATGTAATTCTTCTTTAAAGTTTGGATATACAGGTTTACCTTCTTCAATAGATCCAAGTTTATTTAAAACATAAACATCTATCCAACCTTTTGTTTTACCTCTAATAATATTAGAATAATATTTTTCTGTAAGGTTTGATTTATTCTCTGCATTGTCTGTTGGTTCATATGCAGTAGTCATACCATTTTCTTTTTTTTCTATCATAGCTGAAGGTTGTGTATAGAAACTCCAGTTATCTGGTTTAACCAACATCAAAGCTTCTTCTCTGGATATGTGATCTGGTACAGGTACATCACCTGCCATGATTGCCCACCAATGATCTTCTTCTG